GCAGGGTCTAAAGCTGGGTCTACCGCAGGATCAACTGCTGGGTCTAAAGCTGGGTCTAAAGCTGGGTCTAAAGCTGGGTCTAAAGCTGGGTCTACGCTTGGGTCTACGCTTGGGTCAATAACCACAGCGGGTTCAGCGGCTGGGTCTACGCTTGGGTCTACGTTTGGGTCAATAACCACAGCGGGTTCAGCGGCTGGGTCGGCAAGTATAGCTTCAAGCGTTTCTGAATCTACGTCTGGGCCAGCATCCGTCAACCCTGCGTTTTCAAGAGTAGAAATTACGTCTGGGCCAGCAACTACGTCTGGGCCAGCAACTACGTCTGGGTCAGCAACTACGTCTGGGTCAGCAACTACGTCTGGGCCAGCAACTACGTCTGGGCCAGCAACTACGTCTGGGTCAGCAACTACGTCTGGGTCAGCAACTACGTCTGGGTCAGCATCCGTCAACCCTGCATTTTGCAGGGTAGAAACTACATCTGAGTCATCGGAATCAGTGTCGCCGCCTTTTAGGTTAGCGGGCAAAAACTCGCTAAACGCATCCAAGCCGGGGTTGCTGTCTGAAGTGGTAGAGAAAGCTGAGCCAACGGTCAATTTAGAACCGTCAGCGTTAGTTGCAATCGGAGTGCTTGCGTTGACCGTGGTTGCGTCAATGTTGCTCCCGCCGTCTAGCACCTGCTGCAATGTAACGTCTTTGCCGGAGTAGTCCCTTCCAATAACAGCGCCTGTGTCTACAACAGTCGTTGGAGTGGCCATTGCCGTTTGAACAGTTCCGCCAATTGTGGACTCAAAAATACCATTGGTTAGAGCCTTGCTCCAGCTCGCAGTTTCTGGGTTGACTACATACTGCGTAGAGTAGTTTTGCGCAGCGCCCGAAACAAAATTAGAAACTATACCGGCAGCAGTGTTAACCCCAAACGCAGTACCAATACTTTTAAGTGTCTTCTCCGCAAAGTTCTTCATGATCGGAGCAATCAAGGCTTTATCAGCAATGAAGTCCGGCACCATTTCTGCCACAGCGTTTAGAGTTCCGTTAATGTAAGACTTGGTTTCGGCAACATTTTTTGGGTCACCCTGCGCAATAGATTTCTGATAAGCCTCTTTACCAGCATTACCAAAAGTTTCTAAGAATGAGTCGGCAAGACTGGCCGTACCAATAATAACTTTTCCGCCGGTTTGAACGGCAATAGAACCACCCCCCGTAGCCAAGGCGGCAACAATTTGAAGGGCTGTACTTGGTGCTTCCTCAACAAATTCGGTACCGGCAACGTCAAAGAAACCTATTGGGTTTTTAAAAATACCATCTTTAATAATTCTGGCTTTTTCCAAAAAGTTATCCGTTCTGTCCGCCTGAGCCAAGCTTTGGTTAATCCTAGTCTTTTGGACGTCCAGACCGTAAATGTCTCTCCCTTTGGCATATTCCTCAAGTTCTTGCCCAAGGCGGGTGGCGGCGTTTTCATAATTAAAGTCGCCTGTAATTTGTGCGTACGTATTACCCGCATTTTTTATAAAGCTGCCCGCGCCACGGACTGTAGTGCCCAAAGCTTGAAGCGCCATAGAGCTGAGGTTTTCTGCTGCGGTGCGTGATCCGGACTCCATCAGTCTTTGGGTCTCGGCAGTCGACTCGTTCGGCGCATTGCCCAACACTAAAGAATTGTTAAGCGCGGCTAGCCTTGCGGTTTCCGCCGCATCTTGGTTCGGAGCAGTGGCAAGTGTTCTAGCAGCAGTGTCAGTCTGAGCCGCTACCGTATTGGAAGCGTCAGTGGTGGTAGCCAAATTAGACCTGTTAAGCGCATCAATTGCCAAATCGGCGCTAGTAATGTTCAGGTCCGGACGCTCCGCTGCTGTGGCTGTGCTTTTTAGCTCTACTTTCCCTGTTGCCGGGTTAAACCAAGGGAAGGTTTGGCCGGGGCCGAGTAAGTCACGCGCCGCTGCATAAGCGGCGTTAAAGCTTGGGGTGTTTTGAATTACGTTCAGCTTGTCCGCACGCACAGCGTCGTCCATAGCGTTTGTATCTATAGCGCCTTGCAGATTACCAAACTCCGTGTCAACTATGTCCGCAACAGGGCCAGTAATTGTTGAAGTGTTCTCAGTACCCATATCTACCGGCGTAACCACCACGCCAGTACCGGTATCACCAGAAACTATATTGGTAAGGTCGTCAGCAGTTACGGCGTTTGTATCTGCGCCGTCGGTCAAACCTGCGCCAGTCAGTGTGCTTATTACGTCGTCTGTACCTCCACCCCCGGTCAACGTGTCATCGCCGCCGCCACCCGAGTCTGCTGCAATAGTGCCAGCCGTATCCTTTACAGTGGTAGCAATAGTGCTGGCTACGGATTGATCCGCTAATTTATCTGCCGCTTTGATGGTGTTAGTAAGGCCAAGCCCGGCGTTAATAATTGCGGTAGGATTACCGGTTTCAATTGCTCTGATTACATTCGCAGCCGCCCCAGCAGTTCTAATGTCGGCGCTACCAGTCAAGGTGCCCAGTGAGTTGAGCGCCCCGCCGTAATTTTCTGCGGCAATATTGGCCGCAACGTTATATGCGTTTCCAGCATCCGCAAGCGATATGGTATCGGTCAACATCGTACTGCCAGCGGCGCTAGCAATCGTTGGGTTTTGAAGTAGTGTCGATGCCAACGCTCCAAAATCCCCCTTGTCGATAGCACTTGCCACTCGTAAGCCGGTTGCCACATCGCTGAAACCACCAACCCCTGCTAGACTCGCCAACCCCCCAAGCACATCACCGTTGTCAATTGCAATAGCCGCATTGATTGCCTGCGCAAAGGGAGCGACGCCGGGGATAAGGGACGCAAGTGCCAACAGTGGAGCAAGGTCTCCCATGCTGCTCGTAGACTCGCCCTGCGCGGTGTAAAAAATTGGCGTGCCGTCCGCTCTAAATTTAACGCCGTAATGCGTGGAATCTTTGCCCGCAAACGTGCCACTAAAAATACCTCGTGACACGTCGGCTCGGTCGTACTGGGCATCGAGTGCTTCACCGGTTTTTTTGTTGCCAAAAACTTGTGTTGTTCCAACCCGAGCCGAGAAACCGGTAACATTTCCATCGGTATCCGTATTAGTTTGAACAAGGTTTGGGTCTACAGGCTGTCCGTCCGGCCCTGTAAACCCGGTAATAGTGCCAACTTGCGCCATTCCCGTTTCGCCGCCAGTGTCTACCATCCGGTATTCATATATCGGAGTTACACCTGCATCGGTCGGAACAGTAACCAGACCAAAATCGTTGATGTCGGTGATGCCAGCCCTAGTCAAAACCTTTGCTATATCGGTTGCATTTGCATCCACAGAACCAAAACCTTCACCAGTCCACTTGTCAGCAAAACCTTGGCCAAGAATTTGACTCGTTAATGTATCAAGTGTTGCATCGCGTACTGAAGAATAGTCCTGCTGTGAGTTATCAGGCTGAACCGTATTTGCATCAATAAAGTCTTGCTGTCGGTCGTCTGCCGATTGAGTAAATACATTAGCCGTAGAAGTCGCCGTGGGCGTATCAGCAATCTTTACCCCTTGACTTAGCACCCAGTTCAGAGTTGTGTCGTCAAGGTTATAGTGCTTTTTAACGTCTTCCTTAGTCAGGCCCGATGCAGCAAGGAGGTCAGTAGTAGCCGCGTAGTCTCCACTATTCCATGCGTTTGTAACAGCTTTAAAAGGATCAACAGCCTTAGTCGCAGCAGGGGGAGCCGCCTCATCAGTAACCGTATCTTGCGCTACAGAGTTTTGCAGTGTAGCTACTCCTGACGCTGGCTGGCTAGACGTATTTGTAACGGTAGGAGCCGTAGCCGCAAGAGTTTGAATACCAGTCGGTGCCGCGTAGGCGTTGTAGTAGTTTTTAACTTCACTATTGTCAACACCATATCGGCCCGCAAGAATGTCGGCCAAACCTTCATTAGCGTCTAAGCCACCAATGCTTTGTACTGCCGCAGCAACTTGATCTGCGGTGGCGTTGGGGTTTTGTGCAAACCAATTGTCAACTTCTGCTTTTGATACTGGCATATTTTTACCCGACTTTCCAGTTTGTTCCGTCGGAATATACAGGCACGGCCACCGCTCCACCAGTCACTACGGTTGCTCCAAACGTAGGAGCCAAAGCATTGGTAACAAAAGACCTTGCGCCAACCCCAGAATCGGCTGCGCTGGGAAGGTCGGCTACGGTGTAGTTAATTGTTGTGGCAAGCTGGTTTAGCGTAGCCTGTAGTTGGTTAAAGTACAGACGCAAGATGTTGTTCAGTTGGTCTTGATACTGCTGTTCAAACTCTTTTGGCGACAAAGGCAAAGAGGGCGATGCAAAGATTTGTACGGTAGCCATTCATCTTCTCCCGTCAGGTCTAATGTCGATTCGGGGCACGCCAAGCTGCCACGTTGTACCCAGTCGGTCTGACTCCATTTTAAAAATGAGCTGCCTGCCGCGCACGCGAATGTATACCTGACCCGTAAACTCCTCGATTGGGGCTGTGGCAATGCGCTGAATTTGAGCCGAGCTGGTTCCGTTTGTAGACGCTGGTGTTGTAAACCCGGAGCCAGAGTTCCGCATCGGGATCAATGTCATAGTGCATTGAGGTGTCAAAGCGCCCGTAGAGTTACGGAAGGTTAAGTCAGGCAGCACGCGCCAAATAAAGCCAAAGTTGTGCCCGTCATCAATATCAAACTCAGACGAGCCAATAGATGCCGCGATAGCAACAGGAGTGCCTGTCTCATTGTTGTCATTACCTTGTTCGTGATTTACCAAGTTGTAATTGTATGTAGCAGCCAATGGGTAGTCGCGCAGGCCCGAGTCCAGCCATGCAGTGCGGCCCAAAGTGCCGTAATACCAAATGTCTTCTGCGTAGTTGTACACCACGTACTTGTCCACAGCCGTGCTGCCCGCAGAGCAGTAGTACCACCACACTTCGTTAAAACCTTCACTGGTTCCAGCAAACACCTGCTGGTTCTGGGATTGATTAATGTCGCTAAAAATGTACTGACGCAAATCGCAACGCAAAGTCTGGGTACGACCATCGTACTTGTAAAACTTGTCCACGCCCATCCAGTAGATCACGCCAGAAGCTACAGCCCTTGCGTTTGGCCCGTAGATGGAAATGTTGCTAGCCAGAAGTTGAGTACTCCAAACCGCAGGGGGGCCTACATACTGTAATGAGTACAAAGCCGAATCAGTCCACACTACAATTTCTTGTCGGGTCTGCAAACAGGCAACCAACTCCGAACCGTCAGACAACTGGATGCTTCCAGCTTGGCCCGTAGGAGAAACCGTCCAATCTACAACCGACTCTTGATCCGACCAGCGAATGAGCATGGGGTTCTGAGTGGCCGAGCCGTAGTCGTTACAACCAAAGGCAAAGACAAACCGACTGACATCCGACACAAAGATAAACTTCTGCACCGTCGGCACATCCGACGCACCGCCCAGAGACGACAGCAAAACTCCGCGAGCGCCAACTCCCGAGGTGGCATCCCAGTAATAAATTTTCCCGTCACGCGGTGCAAAGATCAAGTCCTCACCAAAGTTAATCTGACTCCATAAACGCAAGCCAGCTTGAGAGCTTCCGCCAAAGCCCCAAGTCCCGGAGCCCCAAGTGCCCGCGCCCCAGCCAATAAGAGGAACTTGAAACTCAGCGCCAACGTTAATTTGATATGCAGCAGAAACTGAACCGCCGCCGGGGGAGCCTGACACGTCAGTAGCGTTGGCATTGACGCCAACATTAATTGTGTAGGAGTTTGCACTCACTACCGTAACTTGATACTCCTTGTTAAGCACCGCTGCCGTAATGTTGCCGCCCAGACCCATTGCCTCGCTGTATGTTACAAAGTCACCGGTTACGCAGCCATGAGCTGTATCTGCAACAGTAATGACGGCTGAGCCCAAGGTGGCAGTGAATGGGTTTGTGAGGGTGGCCGTATCCCGGATTGGGGTGATGTCGTAATATCCGCCGCCGCGCTCAATATAAAATTTTAGGTTTGTGCCAACACCCACAAGGTTAAGCCCGCCAAGCGTTACCCAGTTCCACAGAGATCGGCACACACCAAGAAATGCGCCAGTGGAAATACGCACCCATCCGCCAATCTTTTCTGGCATACCGGAACGAAAGCGCACTTTCTCTGATTCATACCAACCGCCCACAACTTGAGTTGCAGGCGCAGAAGCGCCAATCACCTCGGCGGCGTAGCGGGTTTGCTCTCGGTTTACGCCGGGGCGAAAGATTATGGACTTCAGGGGCATGGGTTAATCCAATAAAGCGCATTCAGCAGTACGACGTTTTAACAGGCCCGGCAAAACCTTACCGCCCCCTCTAGTCCAGAGCATCAATTGTTCCTTGGCCCCTTCCCAGTCGTTGGCGTTGATTTTCCGCTTTAATGTGCTTGTTTGCAAGCGGCCAATCCCAAGGTTGTAGGCAAAGTCCACGATGGCGTTGCACTTACGTACATCCGTAATCAGGCTGGGACAGTGACGCAGGACTCCGGGCAGGTATGTATGTTCTAACTCCACCATCAGAAGGGCGTGCGCTGTAGGCTCGTCCATCGGCGGGTCTTCTAGCGTCACCTTGCGCTTGTCGGCGTAGTAGGTAGAGCCGTAGCCAATTGTGGCTACATTGGCGGGGCAAAGGTATGGCTTGGAGCGAAAGCCCTCAAACCGTTTACACATCGCTGCGGCTAGTTCTAGGTTCATATTCCGCGCTGCTTCAAGGTGCGGTCAAGGAACCAGTAGTTAATCGTGCCAGACAGCAGGGCTGCGAAGTCAGGCGTCATCATGGTCTTGAACACTTCCACGGCTGGCGCACCAGCAAGCCATGCGTTCCATGCAAACCAGACATGGATGAATGACCAAACAAACAGCACCCAGTATGTCACCACGGGGCGCACAGAAGCCGACAGACTAGCAACCCAACCACCTGCGGCTTTGACCATCTCGGCCTGCTGAATGATGGCGTTGTTAAAGGCGTCCATGACACCAACGTCAACCGCAGCTTCCCGGTTAGCGCCAATCTCAGCCAGCTTCTGCTGCCCACGCAACTGCTCCAGTTCGCACTGGCGGCTGAACATATTTAGCTCATGCTGGCGCTCGTTCTTCTTGTCAAAAAACTTTAAGACTTCGGGCGCAAGGCGAAACAAGCCACCGAACACCGAACCCAAAATACCGCCACTCAATATGTCCAACATGGTTAATCCTTTTTACAATGTTTCTCGTCACTGTGTGACAACTTTACGCCAGCCAGCAAGCCAATAAACCCGCCAATAATGGTTTGAAATGCGGGGCTTAACAGCTTGAAGATTTCAGAGTTGTCCACTTCTTTTGACCACAAGCCAAGCAAAAATGCAGTAACCATGCCCAGAACGCAAAAACAAAGCGTTGCACTGACCATCAAGGTAACGGCAAATGTAAGTCTGCCTCTCAAATCGTCCATCATTTTTTCTCCCGGTTAAGTGCGTCTTCGTACCCTTGGATGATCTTGGCCCTGAGCTGTGCAGAATCCGCTGAACCAGCCCACTCGGGCAAGTTGTTCCAGATGGCTACGTAGTCCGAAGCCTTGCACTGCTTTGCGTTGCGGGTCAGCCATGCCAGCATCTCTGTGTGCCGCTGCGTGGGGTCGTGGATTGCAAAACCAATCCCGTAGAACTCTTGCACGTAACAGCCACTCTTGGCTACCGCACCGACCAGCCCCAACAGTAATAGCAGAAGAAGCCAGCGCATACGTCATCGCAATACCCAGATAAAAACGTACACGCACCAAAGCACGAGGCCGACCAGACTGGCCGCTGCAATAAAAGCAACGAACCAGTCTTTCATGGTCAAGGGGCCACGGGCCAGTCAATAGTCCAAGGGAACCCTGCTTGCGCGGTGATGTCGCGCAGGGCTTGGCGATATGTTGCCCATGCAGCCTTGTCCACGGGGGCGTCTGACAATTGCGTCCAGTCGCTGTTAGTTAGTCTCTCGTTTCTTTCTGCTCTTACGCTCACCAATTTTTGCGCTGTGGCATCAGCCGCTTGTTGAGCCAACTGTTCGGCAGTGTATTTATCAGTGGCGACCCATGATTGTTGCCATTTCCCGCCAACCAATTGGGGTGCGCCCTCAGTTACGTTTTGTAAGTCTGTGTTGTAAGAATGCCCGTGTGGAAGTACACGAACAAAACCATCAGGTAAACCACTTGAAAAATCAGTGGTAAATGAGGTGTTAGGAAAAAGCTGTTTAATATCCATCTCTTGCAAGGGATAACTAACAACTGCATTGTTTTCAATTTTTGCGTACATATTTATTTCCCTGCTGAATATGGAAACGACCTTGTGTTTCCGGGCCAAATTACTCGAATTACACCTTGTGATCCATTGTAAGCAACCCCACTAGCTGCGTCTCTGCCCCCGCCGCCAGCCCCGTAATTCCCTGCATCACCAGTACCTCCGTTGCCTTGTGATGCTTGGCCGCCGCTGCTTTGCCCATTTACTGTGGTAACGGCTACCGCTGGTGATTTAGAATTTATATACCCTTGCCCACCGGGGTACACACCACTCCCGCCACCACTTCCTGATCGATCGTTATTGCCGCCTTGACCGCCGCCGCCGCCACCTATTCCTGTTGAACCAGTACCATCATTTGCAGAATTACGCCCACCCGTGCCGCCAACCGAAGTGTAACCGCCAGCGCCACCCCCGCCGCCCGATTGCGCCGTCGTTGCAGTCCCACCAGCGCCGCCATCGGTACCGCCAATATTGCCGCCTACCGCTGATCCAGTCCCTCCATTACGACCTTGTCCACCTTGTGCATAAACAGAAGCCGTTCCAATACTAGTTCCGTTAAACCAAGTATTGCCACCAATAGTATCAGTTCCAATACCAACAGAAAGGTCTATAGTTGCTCCCGGTGTAACCGTTAAATTGTTATAAAAACGCAAACCGCCGCCGCCGCCACCATTTGCTGTTGTGTCACTTCTTGAGCCTTGGGCTCCGCCACCAATACAAACCACCGAGACTGATGTCACACCAGCGGGAACAGTCCAAGTTCCAGCACCTGTAGTTGTAAAAATAACTTCGTTTGTGTTTTCTGGGGCGCTTGAAGGGTACTTACCAGACCCAGCTAATATTCTTACTGCCCCAGAACCGCCAATAGTACCGTTGTATGCAGCTTCGCCTCCACCCCCATCATTAAAAGCGCCCCCGCCGTAGCCGCCGCAGCCAATCCAAGGCAACCCACCAGTAGGCGTAGCGCCGCCAGAGCCTGCGCCGCCGTTTCCGCCATTAACAGCACTAGAAGCGGCAGACCCCCCTGCCCCACTAGATCCAGTACCAAATGTTTGTACGCAGCCGCCCCATCCAGCACCATCAAAATTATTAAATCCACCCCCGCCCCCGCCGCCAGCACCACCAGAACCAGCAGAACCAGCAGTGGCAGCAATCAAGTTTGAAACTCCAGCCCCTCCTGCCCCGCCAGTTCCGGAATACCCACCAGCGCCGCCGCCGCCGCCGCCGCCAGCGCCACCACTACCACCAAAACCACCGCCAATAGAAGTGCTACCACCAGCGCCGCCAGAGCCACCATCGCCGCCGGAATAAATACCTTTTGATCCACCCGAACCAATAGCGGTTGTCCTGCCACCACGACTACCACCCTGCGCTCGTAATAAATCCGTACCACCACGTTTTATATAGCTATCACCGCCATCAACGCCTAACCCAGTTGCATCGTTTGCAAAACCAGATCTACCGCCAATACCCGCCCCAACCGTAAGCGTTTCACCGGGAGTTACTGCAATAGTTGCATAAGTCAACGCACCACCACCAGCGCCACAGCCGCCTAATATATTTGCGGCTACATTCTCTGAGCCACCACCGCCGCCACCAGCGCCAATACAAACAGCACTGATAGAAGTTACATCAGCGGGGACAATCCAGCTTATTTCATCGCTTGTTTTTGAGGCTCTAGACACCCCATACAGAGACACTCCAGAAGGGTTAAATCCGACAACCCAAGGTGGAATAAAATAATACAGTGCAAGCCCGTCTAATGGGTCAGAGCTCCCTGCTGCTGTTGTATTTGAACTAAACATCAATACCCCTTAGACGGTATAGTTCTGACCGGCAACACTACCTAACCAGTTAGACCCATCAATTGCCGTAAACACAAACTTATCAGCCTTGAGTGCCGTAGCTGTTAACGTTGGTGCATTTGCTCCGGGCCAGTCGACAGAGGCGGGCCATGTCACTGTGCGCGATCCCGTGCCATCTTGCTTTTGAATCAAGATAAAAGACTTTCCAGCCACTGGTGTTGGGAACGTATAGGTGCAGTTACCTGTCAACGTCAAGATTTGCACAGTGCCGTTAGCAAGATCAATCGTGTAGTCTGTGCTGGTGTTAGCTGTAACCGTTTCTTCGGTATAGCCGTTGGTGAATACACCGGCTTCAACGGTTTTGTTGGTCAGCGTCTGCGTGGCGGTCGTTCCAGCAACCCCTGTCAGAGTGTTGTCTGCGTAGGTGATTGTCTTGTTCGTGACCGTGTTTGTGCTAGTCGCAGTCAGGACGTTGGTTGGGGTGATAATTCCAGATAGTGTTGCCATGCTTTACTCCGGTTGTGTGGGCCACTGAACGCCCCAAGGGAACTCAGCCTGCGCCGTGATGTCACGCAACGCCTGACGGTATGTAGCCCACGCACTACTGACATTATCGGGGATGTCCTTGCCCTGCGTCCAGTCGGTGTCCTTGAGTTTTTCGGTGCGGCTTGCGCGTATGTTCTTGGCCTGCTCTGCGTCCTTGGCGGCAATCGCTTCTGCATCCATGTCGGCTACGCTGTGTTTGGTGTACCACTTGCCCTCGATCTGCTCTGCGCCGTCGGCAAAGGCAACTTGGTAGCGGGTTGGCTGGGCCTGCGGGCCTTCAAATACCACATCAGCACCCAAAGCCTCTAGGACTTCGGTTGTTGTTTGGCCCCATGATGGGCCACCATTGGCTTGCTGGTATGCACGAAACTCTGCCTCGTACATGACTGCGCCGGATTGTCGGATTCTGATTTGCATGATGATTCCTTATGCGATTGCCAAGAAGATGAAAGTTCCACCGTTGGCATTAATGGCTGCTGGTGCTGTGCTGCTGATCTCAAAGCCGGTTGCGGCGGTGTCAACATAATCAGTGTTTGTCACTTCAGCCGCTGTGCTGTTGAGCAAAAGGTAGGGATCGTTACCAGCCACAATGCCACGGGCTGTGTCCCAGACGTACCAATCACCAGTGCTGTCTGTGCGTTTGATAAGGACAAATCTTGCCCCACCTGTGAAGCCGCAGTTGATGGTCTGCGTTGCACCTGTGCCTGTGTAAGTCCCAACTTTGCTTACGCCGGGGCAGGTTGCAAAGAGGTAGGTTACATAGGTCACGCCACTAGCGTTCCATCCAGCCCCTGACCCAAGTACAGCATCAAATGTCGTGCTAGTAAGATTGATTGATGTATCTGTTGCAGCAGCATTTGTCAGATTTAAACGCAAAGATGTTGTGCTTCCATAATTAACAGTCCAGTTTCTAGCCGAGCCACCTCTTGATTTGTTGATTACAAGTTCTGGAACAACAGAAAGATTATGGTTTATTGTTTGGGATGCAGAACCCGTCCCTGTGTAGCAAACCTCATCAAAGAAGCCGGGGGCGCGGGTAAATCCGTAGTTGATATAATTTGTTGCCGCCTTGTTTGTTACGTTGCTAGTAGTTGCGGGTAAATTAAAGCCATTCATTACACCAAATACACCAACAGGAAAAGCAGCGGCTACACTTACTGATTCTGCTGCGGTGGAAGACGTAATAATATAATTTTCTCCTGTTAATCTGTTAGCAACCAAAAATTTGTCAGTAGCGTCTGATCTGTTACCAACAAAAACAGAATCTAGCGGCTTCTGAAATCCAGTAACAGTTACAGCTGTTCCTGTGCCAGTTCTTGCAATAGGCGCAAACACACTTGTTCCCGTTGTCGGCACTTTCATCGGGCCACGGCGTATGGCGATGTAGATGTAGGTATATGACGGGCCAGCGCCTGAAACAGTAAAGCCAGTCGATGTTGGCCCCATAAATACATTACTTGTTTCTGCTGCTGACGAATTTGGTCTTAATATTGATACTGTTCTGTCTACAGTAAAACCACGCATTGAGTCACCAAGATTCCAATCCCCAACATTACTAGATGATTTAAGTAATGCAAACTGAGGTTCATAGCCAAGACTTACAGTTGCTGCGCCAACTCCATCAGTCGTAAACGACCCACACGAAATCACATTGTCCGTGCCATTCAGACCAAAGCCTCCGGCGTCATGTGCGAATAGGTAGGCTACGTAGGTTTCACCAGAAGCATTAAGACTTGATCCACCGTTATTTACGCAAAAAGTTGTTGAATTCATTGACCCAGTTCCATTAGAACTAAAGTCTCCTTCTGCGCCAAACACATTTGTTAAATTTAAATAACCATTATAGTTAGTAGCGCCACCACTAACAGACCTATGCCATGTAGGCCAATTTCCTACGGCACTTGTACATTTCGCAATTACTGTTCCGGGTGCAGAACTAAGATTGTGCGCAATTTGTCTATTATTTGTTCCATTCCCTGTCCACGTCACAACATCAAAGAACTTTGGCTGCTTGCGGAATGTCCATGAGGCGTAATCTATTCCAGATGCTGTTGTGTTTGCGTTATTTACAAGGTCAACGCCATTAGAATTAAATGTTACAAGACTATTTGTTACTTCTGCATTTGTAAGATTTGATGCGAGATATTTATTCCCACCTCGATTTGTATCAAACAAAAAGTGGTCTGGGCGTGTTGTTCCAACTCTCCTTTTAAACCAGAACAAGCCTCCCATGCCCGACAAATTGACGCCGTTGGCGATGGTCATCGCAGCGCCAGTGCCTGTGTACAGCCAAGTCGAAAACACATCCTCAATGTAGTTCGCAGGGCCGCTTGCTTGAGCAAACTCACCAAAGCCTTGGGCAGACGCTGCACCACGAGTTGACAATAAGGGCATGATTATTCCTTACGCGAAGCGAGTTTGAGCGGCAAACACGGTGAATGTGGCGTCCGCAGTCTTGATGATGGTGTAGGTGTATGCGTCAACGCCGCTTGCATTGCCTGCTGCCCATGCCGTTCCGCCTTGGTATTTAGGTGTGACAGTGGAGCCATCGACTTGCACCACGTTGTTGTAATAGGCTGTAGCACCTTGCGTCACCAAAAAGGCGGCAGTGACAGACTGACCTATAGCCATCACAGTGTTCAGCGACGTACCGCTAGAGGCTCGAAAGTTCACCGTCCAGTTGGCCGAAGCGTTGGAGGTGTAGTACAGCACCGACTGGGTGGTGATGTCGTAGTTGATTGTGCCCGTGGCTGCTGTAGCCGATACCGTGGCAACTTCTGCTGCGTCGTTTAAGACCAGAGCCAAAGTGCTGGATGTGCCGCTAAAGGTCTTTGTTCCTGTAAGGGTCTGCACGCCGTCAAGTGTCACAACTAAACCGCCTTGACCGCCAATCTGAGCGTAGACCTCCCATGTTGTGCCGTCGTAGACAAACTGCACGCTTGCGCCGGTGATGTCACACACAAGGTTTTCGGCCAAGCCGCCAATGGTCGATCCGTTACGAGCTACCGTCAGGTTGTTCGTGCCCCAGTTATTGCCAGCGTCGGCCACTACAACCTGAGCGCCCGTTGAAGGCGTAGCGGGCAGTGTCACAGTAAACGAGCCGCCAGCAGTGCTGGTCAGAACGCCTTGCTTGTCCGTGGCCGTTACGGGGGTTGTGGTGAAGATGTACGTCAAACCACCAGCAGGCAAAACGGCAGATGTCCAAGTTGTGCCGTTGGACGTTAATACGTTACCGTTTGTGCCGGGAGCTACAAACGAGGGCGTGCTGGTTCCGTTTCCAAGGATTACGTTGTTGGCTGTAAGCGTTGTCAGGCCCGTGCCGCCGCTGGTAACCGGAAGAGTGCCCGTCAAATTTGAGATGGCCGTGGAGGCAATCTTTACAAAGTCCGATCCGTTCCATGCGGCCAAGCACTTCTCGCCAGAAACAATCGTGATACCTGTGGTTGGGCCTGCGCCGCGCAGAACGATGGAACCTGTGCCTGCGTTAATCACAATGTAGGGCTTGCTCTGGGCGGGCGCGGTAATGTTGCGCGTAGTGGCCCCGTTACTGGCCGTCCACAGAATAACGGCTTGACGGGCTTGGTTGGCCGCAAGAACTGTGGTGGTCAGCGTAACGTCTGCGTCAGCGCTAAGTGTTGTGGTTCCGGCAACGGCGGAGTCCACCAGCGAGGTGATCGAGTCATTGACAACATCGCCCCATGTGCCGTCAAGTTCGCCTTCGACTGGCAGGGCTAGTCCAAGCAGTGATGTATTTCCTGTAGGCATTTAAGACTCCTAAGTTGCAATATCCGCCCATGCGGCAGATTGCGGATTATTGATATTTTGCCAGTTTGCGGTCTGGGTATCCACTACATTTTGCCAATTGGCCGTTTGTAAGTCATCTACCGGCTCCCAGAAATATCGTGCCGACTGCGTTTCGGTGATAGCCGCCGTTTCTGACCGGCTTGCGTTGTATAGCGTAGTCGCAAACTCTTGCGCAATAAGCACTGCCATTTCGTTGATGGACGCCACAAAAGCAACAGCCGCTTCTTGCGTATCAACAAGCTCCGCCGCTTCGTCTACTGAAGCCAAGTATTCGGCTCCAGCCTCTTCAGAGCTTGTCAGCGCCGCCGTTTCTGTAACGGTCTCATTAAAAGAGGAGCCAACAGTTTCTTCGTCGGTTATTGCAACCGTTTCGTCTACAGAGACGGCAAACGTGGCCGCAACTGCTTGATCTTCCGAAATTGCGGCAGACTCATTGACAGCCAGTGCAAACGTAGCTGCAACAACTTGGGTTTCTGTCAGTCCAGCGGACTCGCTTCGAGACACCACATACGCAACCGTAACAGTCTGGGATTCTGCAATTGCAGCACTCTCCGTAACAGAGGTGGCAAATCCAACAGAGACGGACTGATCTTCTGTAACCGCAACGCTTTCACTAACCTCAAGTGCAAACGTAGCTACAACCGCTTGGGCATCTGTAATAGCGGCAGATTCTGAAACTGCTACGTTAAACGATGACGTAGCAGATTGGCTTTCGGAAAGGGCGGCAGATTCCGTAATGCTGACTGGAAGGGTTTCACCCCCACCCCAAGCATTAGAACCCCAAGTGCCTATGCCCCATCCGGTTGCCATGATTAGGTCAAGGTAGCGGTATACGTCACTGCGATTGAGTCACCAGATACAACCGCTTTTGAACTGGAGAAGTCACCAGCCGAAAACAGTGTGCCCGTGGTGTTGTCAATTGTTGCGCTGCCACCAATGTTGATAAAGCAACCCGCCACCGTGCCGGTCGATGTAATCGAAAAGCTGGAAGCAGAGGATGTGGTCTTGCTGCCAGCAGAGGCTGCGCTGAATGTAGGCGTCTTGCGGTTGCCGGAGTAGGTTGGAGCGTTAGCCAAACCAACTTCCAACCAGCCTGCGTGGGAGGATTGGGTGTCTGCTGCGTTAGCCGAACCCGTACCCTTGAGACCCATGACCACAGCGCCAGCGGCTGAGTTGCCAAGAATGGTGTCCAGCGTCAGGTTCTTGCCAACGGTTGTCACCAAGTTCTTAATATCATCTTCCCACTTGACGTTACCTTGCGCGTCATAGCAGATGGCGTGGTACGAGCCCTGAATGCTCATCTGGTCAGAAGGTTGTGTGTTGTAGCTACAAGACGCCTCAGCCTTGTCAGAAGTGGCGATACGATCTGTGGTCATGGTGGCTCCTTAATTAGAACTGCGAATGAGCGCCGAAGTGGCAGAATTGCTCGGCATGGTAATGGTGAAATTGGCTGATGTCTTGTCTGACCCAAAGTCCAGCACAGCAATAGACCGGTTGGCCTTGCTACTGTTGTAAATTAAAGCGCAACGAGCGGTCACTGCCGCGTTAAACACCACGTCTGCAAAGTCAACGTAAGCTGTGTAACCGGAAGAGTTGATCGTTACGCCAGTCATGGTTACCCCACCAGCTACGTAGCCCGCGCCAACCACTTCTGCGGTTGTGGAGTACACCGTGGTAGCTTCGTTCAAGTCCGCATTGGCCGTATACAGCGCAATCTTGAGCGTGTCAGTGGCAAGGTTATGCACGGCCTCATACAGCTCTTTTTTGAAGCTGGTGGTCTGTGTTTGGACAATACTGCTCATGCTACTTGCGTCCTAACCTGACCATCACGATAAGCGTCACCGCGTTGCTTGCCGTCTGCCAAGTTCTTATACAAAGCAACAGCCTGAACGTATCGATCTTGGTACAGCTTGACCATGTCTGGTTCACCCTTCATGTATGTCAGGGCCTCGCACATTGTTCCGTACAGTAACACTGAGTCAAAGTTATCACCTAACCATGTGCGACCATCTGCGGCATCAACAATTGACTCAGGATACGCAAAGTAATGGAGCTCAGCGCTGTACGCCGCATCGGGTGTTGGCCCCACAATAAACGTCAGCTCATCAGCGTTATCTGACCGAGGGCCAAAGATTGCGTAATGCTTAGGCTTGCCTGTAGTAGTTGGGTTTGGATAGGCTTCACGCATGAAGTTTACATCCTTGTCCAACAAGTACAAATAATCACCACCTGCGGCTGGGTATATGGCTAGGCTATATACAGACAAAAAGTCTGCTGGGCACTGAAGGTACTTGTTGCCCGATGTCAATGACCCGGTCACGTTCTTGCGCTGGTTTGCTGGCTGGGCTACGTTAAAAATGCGCTGCTCTGCCTGCCGAATGAACGTGTCCATATCCACCGTTGCAAAAGTGTTTTCGCAATAGTCATTAACAGCAGTGACAAGTTCGTCGTACGTCATGTCTTACGCCATTGGGCCGCGTGCCATCAAACCTTTAGTAGCCGCGCCAGTACCGCGCACCTTGATGCCGCTAGTCTTTGTGGGCATGCCTTCGGGCTTGTTGCTGTACGCGCCAACGCTCATATTCACCGTATCAACTCGGCTGTGGTTTGGCTCTTTGCCGGGGTTAGTAGAAGCTTTTACGGCCTTACCATCCATCGTGTGCGGTCTAGCATAAATACTAGCGTCGCCTACTTCTTTGCCCATCAATTTCTTGCTGTATTTAGCCATGATTAGCCTCGCTTTTGGTTCATTGCGCGGGCCATATTGCGGCCCACTGCGCGCATAGCTTTACCTGTGACGCCAGCAGTTTTCTTGCCGCCCATTGTTTCTTTGGCAACTGGGCCGCTATCGCCCAAGTTTTTGCCTTCAGTCTTGCCTTTTTTAGCAATGCCGTCGGCTGATCGTGTATACGCCATGATAATCTCCTTAACTTACCGTTACTGTACCAACAAATGTCGTTGCCACCAAGTAGTTTGGCGTTAAACCGACATCAAAATTACTGGCCCCACCTACTGGTGCCCAGCCCCACTGAATATCCCGCGATCCACCCGATAGATTACCGTTGGCGTTTACGCCTGATGTAACGTACGTAGTATCTCTACGCGGATTGCGTAGAGCTTGTGGGTCATCCACCGGAAATGTACCAAGCATCAACTGTGGCTGATCGGGGTCCCAGCATTCTGGGCACACCAACAACTCGTACTTACGCTGCTTAATAATTTCCGTGCGGAGTTTTTTTAGCTTGTACTGCTGCCCACAACGATCACACTCCGCAATCGCTATTTTGCCTGACGCAAAGCGATTACTCATTAGTAGCCCCCGCCGCTTCCAATAAACGCTGGTCTAGGAACAAGCCGGAGCGGGGCTTTCTCTCGATCTTCGCCAGCAGCAATCTCAAACGTCTCGTCGTAAATCTGCTTGAGCATCTGAATGCGGGGCATCAACTCGGGAACTTTAACCGCAATGTGATACGCCAAGCCAGCTACAAGGCACGGCAAAAAGCGGAAGTTCATATCAGCCGTTTGAACGCCCGCGCCAGCGTCTTGCACCCGGCGCAGTCTCCAGTACACAAACTGATATGGCGTAGTGTTGTCGGGCGTTGGCCAGAGAGTTACAGCGGGGAGTTGAGGAACAAACACCGCAGTGCCGTTCGTGTGGGAAGCTGCGGTTGTGTTGTTTTGCCCACGGAACACCCCACCAAGCACATTGCCGGATACGTAGGTGTAGTAGATGTCCTCTGAATCAAGGCGCAAGAATCCTGATCCGGCTAGCCCAACCACCGTGTTAAGCGTGATCGTAGTGTCCGTGGAGTTGATGGCTCCGACGAGGACTGACGACGTTGGGTTAGTTTCGCCAGAAAGCCGCTGAATCCAGACTTGAATTGGGCGAGCTTGGCTAAGCTTGTTTGGAATAGTTGCATAGGTGGAAACGCTAATGCGTGAAATGGTTAGGTCGGCTTGCGTAGAAACAGTGTTTGACCCAGTGCGAATTACGTGCTCTAGCAGGTCGATAGTGTCCGTAGGCAGCGCGTACGTAGCCAAGCCCGGAGTCAGGTTGATAATCCCCTGCTCCATCGTCCACATGTTGATGCCCTTGTTCTGCCACTCAATGGTCATCAAGTTCATTGATCGACGGGCAGTTCTTAGGTCATAACCAGAACGCATCTCCCGGCCCGCACGCTCCCATGCCTCCTCGGCAATCTCCGTGAAATCCATGTTGAAGAGGGTGCTGCCGGTAGTGGTCATCTGAAGCTCGCAGTCTTTTTGGCAATAGTTTTAGGTTGTGCTACGAATTGCTTCCCGGCTTTTTTGCCAGCACGCTTTGCACGAGTTGTAGCAGCGTACTCAGATGCGCTGAGACTTTTGATCGCAGCTTCTGGAAGGTATCGCTCACCTGTTTTACTAGACGGTTTTCCACTTTTGGTTCTCCA